GGAGCACCTGGGATTTCCAATGCGCCAACTTGTGATTCGTCGTCATAAGCACCATATTTTTCATACTCTACTTTAGAGAAGTAACCATCTTGTTTGTGTAGTACTACCCATGTTGTAACGTTAGCACCAGAGGCACCAGCATGTGTAACAAGGATGTCTTTGTTATTTTGGCCATTTTCAGTGAAACCAAATTGATTAAGTTGTAATACTGGAGAATTCTCAGGAGCACCAGCAAATACAAGATGTCCAGTAGCACCTGTTGCACCACGTCTAAGTGATACAGAAGATCCTAATGTGCCAGAACTAATTACTGTTGCAACATTAACTACAGGAGCAGCATAATCATCTGCACCAGATGCACCTAACACTTGATCTGCAGACACTAAACCAGTCAATGCCAGTGATACAGTATCATTTGCCCCACTAACAGAAATTACAGTCTCTTTATTTGTATTCTTTACGATATGAGTTGCTAATGCCATCTTTAATCTCCGATTTGTTTGAGTACATCGATAAAGTTTTCTTTGCTTTCTCTCATGTGCTCAATGATTTCTTGTTCGTCTTTAAATAGTTCTGTCAACTTGTCTTGAGTTGACTCATTGATAGCGATGATAGTACCATCAGCTAACTTATAATCTATCTTGCCTTCAATAAGTTTATCTAACTTATTAAGGTTTCTGATCTCTAACACAACAGGGTCTACAGTAAAAAGTTTAGAGGAAGCAAGTTCTATGTATGACTCTATTAATGTATCTGTAACTTTAATATCGTGATGCTCTTTAATTATATTCGCTATCTTATTATCTGGGATATCTTCGTATAATTGTGTCTTAACTTGTTCTTCTATCGTTTTATTGTATTGCTTTGTCTTAATGTATTGTCTTGCTTCCTCTAAATCTGTAAAGCTAGTCTTCTCCCCATCGATAACGATCTTACCGTTGGATGTCTGCTCAATGACATGGCCATATGAATGTACACGGGCAGTCTTGCCAGTTATGGCTTTAAGAAACTTACCGTAATGCATTATACTGGATTATCCTTAGTGTATGTCTTAGGACCACCTGGTTCTTGGTCTCCGAACACACCTTCTTTTTTAATTTTTTTCTTTGCCTCGTAAGCGATGTTAACCTTCATAGCATCTGGCTTTGAACCGCTTGGTTCTGATTTAAGGTCATCCATACCGCAAGATGGGTTATAAGCAGATTCTTTTTTGCAGCCACATTTTGCAGCAGCTTCTAATAAGTCTGCATCAAGACCTAAGTCTGATACGTTCATCTTGCTTAGTGGATTAAACATTATTCTGCCGTAGTTTCTTCTGTTTCTTCAACAGCAACTTCTTCAACTGGTTGTTCAACTTCTGGCTCTGCTTGAACTTCATCAGCAGATTGCTCAGTAGCGAACATACCTTGAGCTACAGACACTCTCATGTCTTCTAGTCTTGTTGAGATACGTGATGCCATCTCAGCATTAAATGCTGTATCAATCTCTGATGAATCACCAGAATTGATTGCTTTAATTAAGTCTTGTACGCCTTGTGTCATTTAACTTCTCCTTTAGGTTTATTCTGAGGAGCTGGTGGTGGCAATCCTGGTGGATTTGGACCTGCGCCCATTCCTCCATCGACTGGCATCCCGCCCTGCATAGTCATCATGGCTTGCATCTGCTCTTGCTCTGCATCCATTTGTTTTTGTATCTCTTCAATATCCTCTTCAGATTGCTTGAGAACGTTTCTCTTTACGTATTCTATACTATAATACGTGCCAATATATGGTTGCATCATGTTTAATACGTTGATCCTATTAGTAAGGATCTCTGAATCTTTTAACTCTGCGAAGTGGTTATCTTCTTGGAAGTCAAATCTAATATCTTGAGAGATTTGATCCCACTCGTCAGGTCTAATGATCTGTTTAGCAACTAGTTGTACTCTTAATGCTTCAGAAAATAACGCAGAGAACTTACGTCTAACACGTTCAATGAACTTATTAAACTTAACTTCATCTCTTGTTATCTCGTTTGATCTGCCAAGACTGAAACCTTGATCGGCTTTCATCCTTGATACAGGTACATTCAAGCATTGATACAACTTATTTTGGAAATAATTGATGTCTTCGATTTGACCGAGGTTCTGACCGCCGTTCAAGGTAGTGATTTCAGTACCTTTTCCACCTTCTCGTCGAGGCATCCAAAAGTCTTCCATCATAGAGAGGTGTTTACGGTCGTCTCGTATCTCGCCAGTATTGGCATCGTAGACAACTTTATTTCTATACTTATTCATGATATCATTAACGTATTGCTCAGCTTTAAGCTTAGGCAAGTTACCTACGTCAATGTAAAATATTCTTCTTTCAGGTGCTCGCGATACACGGTAGATTACCAATGCATCTTCGATCATCTTCAATTGGTTTACAGGTTTGATCGCTTTATGTAGATACCCTAACATGGTGTTAGAGTTCTGATCGATCAAGCCTGAAGGACAATAGATTACCGAATCAATCGATAACTTAACGCCTTGACTTGTATTCTCGTTGATACCCTTATCGTTGTAGATATAGAACTCTTCTATACCAACAACGACGTCAATACCTTTATCGTTCTTACCTTTTTTGATATTCTTGATACGTCGTATCTTACGTGGATCGATGTATCTTAACTCTTGAATACCATTCTTAATGTTCTCGTTGTCAATAAGGATGTGATAGTATAGTCTACCATCCACATACCATGACCTAAATATGTCATGACCTCTGCTGTCAAACTTATAGAGTTTAAGGATCTCTTCAAACTCGTCTTGTATCATCTTCTTGACAGAAGCGGACAACTTAACATCGTCTAGTACGACTTCAACGATCTGTTCATTGTTATTAGCAACGATCGCTTCGTTAATGATGTCCTCTACAGCATTGTCACAATCACCGTACTGAGATACTTCTCTGTATCGGCGGATTAAATCATTCTCGTTCTTGATAACACCTTCAAGGTCGACAGTCATGCCATAATAGGCAGCTGCAGCTCCAAGTGTAGATATTACCGTTGAGCCGTCATCCGGCGCAGGGGTTACAACTTCTGTGCCCTGCGCACGTTTGACTTTTTTCTTTGCTATCTCGAATCCAAAGATTTCCATAATATACCTTACTTAATTATAAAATACCAACTAAACGTTGATAGGGAAAGAACCAACTGGAGTATTGACTGTTACGCCAACTCCAAAGTTCGATCCAGCTGTACTTGTATCAGAAGTCCAATAGTTGTAAGTGAAACTTACTTCAAAAATTTCCATTTGATTGACAGTATCATAATCAACTGCGATAGCACCAATCTCTGTTGGATATGCATCATGGAACTTATAAGTCTTAACGATAGCACCATTACGATCTAATTGATGAACTCTTAAGTCCACTTGATAGTCTCTTGGGTTTGTACGACCGTTTGTTTGACTATGGTTTTGCACGCCATCTGACCATTTTTCCATCGCATTACGGATGTTAAATGTTGTGTCATTATAGATGGATACATTCCATGGAGCAAATACTCTTTCGCCTGCAAAGTTAACAGCACGACCACGATATTGGATAGGCATATTCTCTACGTTAGAAGCTGGCAATTGAGCAGCTTTACATAAAAACTGTGACTGTAATCCAACAGCAGGTCCACCGACAACGTATGCTGGGAATGTTAATTCTACACTAAACTGATTGGCACGAGCTCCGCCACCAATCAGTTGTGCTTTAAAATCGCTAATGTTTGCCATATTTTATCCTTTATTTTTCCTATTATTATTTATATGCTATGCACCGATTTCGCTGAATGCAACTGATGTTCTAGCAGCAATAAAGTTCAGTGTAATGAAATTGATGGAGCGGTTAGGTTTAATATAGATATCGGCAATGAACTCGTTACGATCGATAACTTCACCGGTGTTATTTGTGTCATCACACTTAACACGGAAGTCTGTAACGCCGCGTCTACCTTGAACGTCTCTTAAGAACGGTTCTACAAGGTTCTTAAACTGAGCTCTTGTAAAGCTGTCATTAAACTCGAATAGTTGATACTTAGCAGCTGTAGCGATTGCTTTTTCAAGTACGATGAATAAACGACGTACGTTGATACGATCGAACGCGCTAGGTGTAGCAAGAAGAGTCTTATCACCGAAGAGTACTGTACCTTGACCAGGGAAGTTAACCACTGGATTAACACCACCTTTATAAAGTGTATCACGTTCTGTCTTACCTGGATTAAATGCAAGTCTAACAACGTTCTTGATTTGACCACGATTAAGACCAGCTGGTGACCACCATGGATCATTTGTATAGTCTGTACGAGCAGATAAACCAGCTACGTCACCATTTAATGGTACATATCTATACTTGTCGTTATAGCGATCATATTGGTATTTGTAACCAGAATCTAATACAGCGTATGATGAACTTGGTAATTCTAGTCTATATGCTACAGTTGCTAAAGTTGCATCTGAACCAGATCCTATGATGATATCACCAGTTGCAACATCTTGTGGAGAAGCGTATACTACGCAATCTAATCTTGTTTCTGCCACGTTGTTGATAACGTATGTAGCAACAGTTGAAGAAGCTTTACCTAATGGTATCAATGATATGTCATAGAGGTCTGCATTAGCAAAGATCGCATAGCCGTTGATTATCTCGTCGTCAGTAGCTGATAGATCATCTACGCCGCCAACTAATGTCTTTGTAACTAAAGCTGATAAGTCTTTGAAACCTACACCAGCAGCATCTCTACCCCAAGCAACGCCTGAAGTACCTGTGCCACCGA